GGAACTGCTGACCAGCCCCAAAGTCCTGTTATCTTTATATTTTTATTTATTAAAGGCTCAAATCTTTCTGATGAACGAGTTTCTAAAATTCTTATTTCTGTATAAGGATGATAATCTGTTCCTTTTTCGTGAATAGGATTAATTGGTCTTAGATAAAAATCTGTATCTAATGTAAGAGTTGTATCATAAGTTCCGTCATCTGTTGTATCTAATTGTACTGTTAGCGAAGTAGTAGTACTAAGGTCAGGAATGTCAATGAATACAGTACTAATAGGATTAAAGTATTTAACTGTTGCTGATTCATCTTGATAAAACCTCCTTTGGCAATATCTATCTATTAATCTAGAACTTGCGTCAATTGCTCTATCAATATTTGTATCTTGAGCACTACCAGATAAACCAAGCCTAGCCTTAAATTCAGTTTTATCTACATACTGCTCGTGAGCCATTTAAAACCTACTTAGCTTTATTTTCGACAGGTTCTTTAGCTTTAGTTTCTTTTACTTTCCACTCTTTAGCTTGTACATCAGATACTTCACTACCTGCTCTAGCAAGTAATTTACCTTTAGCCCAACCTTTAGGAAGACCACCATTTACGCCTTTACCTATATTGCCATCATCATCTTGCCATAAATCATCTTTTAAAATCATTTTTTCTCCTTTTGCTTTGTCCTCACTCGCCTTTTTTATATATGACGAGTGAGAAACTAAAGCCATAAATTACTAATTAAAAGTTAGTAATTGAACAGAAAGCAGTTGGTCTATAGATTGCAAAACCTAATCTCAAACTTGCTTTCATCATTACTTTATCTTTTGTAAAGAAATCAGAGTGGCTATCGGACATAGCTACTTCAATTCCTTGTCTTGTAACGATATGTGCTGAAACACCACCACCAAAGTTTCCTAGTAATGCTGTTCCTGCTGAAATTGCAGTTGTAGGTACAACTGGAACGCCCCAAATACTTGCTTGAGGAGCACCATTGAACATACCTGCACCAACGAATAATGGTTGTAACGCACCAGAAGTTGTTACTGCATTAACTTCTGTTACTAAATCATACCAATCGCTTGGGTGCATAATTATTGCGTCAGGCTCTACGAAAGCATCTTTTCTGATTTCAGTAATTGCTTGATAGATTTGACCAATTCTCTTTAGATTTCCTGCGAAAGCAGAATAATCAAAAGTATTGATACCTGATTTGTTCAATACACCTGTTATATTAGGTGAAGTTCCGTTACCGTTTAATAATTCGGAATCTAGTCTTAGATTAAGCATTGTTCTTAATCTTGAGTCTAAATATCCTTGGACTGCAGTTACATCAGCCAATAATTCTTCTGTTACTGGAATAGAAACACCGAATTTTCTAATATTTTCAGTTCTTTCAGTCATAGCGAGAGCTGATTCGCCAAAAGCACTTGCTTCAGCTACTTCTGCTGCGTTATTTGTGAAAGTTGTTTCTTCCAAATACTTGTATTGATATTGGTCTGTTTGTAGAACAGAAAACAAATCAATAACTGAATTAGGATTTCGTAATGCAGTCGGAACGATAAGGTCTGAACGAACAACCTTTGGAGGATAGGCGGAAGCCTCATCCATTAAGGTTTTTGTTTCTAATATTGGGTTCCATTTTACTTCTGAAGTAATGTTCTTCATTCCTTCTTTTATGAAAGATTGAACTGCTTTACTCTCTTGGAACATTTGAGCAATAGATTTTGTTTGCTCAGGCATTTCCTCGTGTATTGGTAAAGCTTTTACTTCTTTTCCTGCTTGAACATCAGCTTCAAGTCTTTTAACTTGAGCGTCATATTCTTGAAGTTGTTTAACTTCTTTTGACAAAGCTTCCATTTCTTCGTTTCTATTTACCCAAGCTTCTTTTTGCTCGTGTGTCATATCTTCGAAGTTATGTGTTTTAGCCTCGTTTAAAGCAGATTCACGAAGTTCTTGGAGTTTTGCTTTTTTAGCGTCTAAATTACTCATTTAGATTTCTCCTTATATATCCGTTGTTTCTGCGAGAATACGCATTGTATCTGCAAAAACATCATTTGCTTTTACTCTATTGTCCTTTTTATCTTCTGGCAAACCTGCATTTAGCAAGTCATCAATGTCTTGAAAGACTGCGTTCAATTTTTCTTGCAAGTGCATTAAAGCGTCAGCAGATTTAGGACTTAGTTTTTTATCTTTCTCCAAGCGTAAGGCAGTAAGCTCCTTAGCTCTTGTTAGTACTGCAAAAACATCATTAAGAGATGTTTCTACTTCTTCAACGAAAGTTTGACCACTTTCATTTGAAACTTCTTGTGAAACTTGTTCAATTTCATTTTCTAAACCTTTTGCCTCTTCGTAAGCGTTATGTGTTGCACAAGGCATATAATAAGTTTCGCCATTTTCATCAATAGTATGAGTTCCTGAACAACCTAATTCTTCAGCTCTAGCTAAAGCCTCTCTTTCAGTTGTATAGGTATCAGGCATTTCTTCGTGCATATCTTTTGTAGCTTTTTCTTTATTAGCTTTTATAGCCATTGTGTAAGTTTCTTGATTAGCTCCTACTAATACAGGACTAACCTCCCAAACTTTTAAATCTTTTAAATATCTTACTTCTTGACTATCTCCATTATCTTTTGTAAAAGTTCCAATTTCTGAATCTAGTACTTCAAAACCAAAAGACCATTGTTGCAAATCGCCCATAGCTTTAACAGTTTCATAAGCCTCTCTACCACTAGCAGTATTCATATTGAATTCTCCTACAAATTTTGCATTAACATCATCTTGAATAATTTTTCCTCTGCCAATTGGTTTAGACCAATCGTGAGCCCATACCATAGTTACGCCTTTATCTCCATATCCACTTCTTATTGATTTTGGTTGCACTACATCATTATCGCTATCAATAGTATTGAATACACTAAATACTGCTTCCACTTTGCCCTCAATATCATTTGATAATATTGAATCTATTGTTTTAAACTCTTTTGTCATCTGCGTCTTCTATTCCTTTTTCTATGGTATATTGTATCACATCTACAATTGACTACAAGGTTTGCTGGTGCTCCAAAACTACTATCTCCAGGATACCTCATTTTGTAACCACCTACATTGAACAATTGCTCATATTCAACTCTAGCATTATCAACTGCTCTATGTGGGTCACGAACTAAATTATCTCTACGAGTAATCCATTGTTTTTCAGTAACTACGCCACTTCTTTTAACTGCTTGTTCTTTTCCAAATTGTGCTAAAACTTGAGCCTCAGTTCTTGCTATTGTATTACTTCTTCCAAGTCTTTGCAATCCAAAACGATTAGATACTTCTGCTTGTACATAATCAGCTAAATCTTGTCCTACTAAACCTAATTCACTTCCTTTATCAAATCCTACTCTTAAAGCTACATTTAATCTTTTCTTTGTTGTTTTTGCTAATTCAGGCATAATAGTATCTAATCTATTAGTAACAAATTGTATTGCCTCTTTATTTCTAGTCATTGGCTCAATAGGAAAAATAGCATTTGAATTTCTTAATCTAAAAAATCCGCCTGTTATAACTTCCATACGAGGTTTTTGAGTTCTGCCCCTAATAATATCTTCATCTTTTCCTTTTACTTGTTCAGGCAATAATGTAGTTATTTGAGCATAAGCAAAATCTGTCATTAAAGATAAATACATATCATACAAATCTGCTTTCCAACTCTTAGTTAGATTATCAATAATTAAACTTGCACCAGCCCCAATACCAATAATTGTTACTGGATTATTCTTAAAATAAGTATTTATTTCTTTTTCTAAATTTTGAAATAATTTATAAAATTCTAATGTTAGTTGATAGTCCCATTTAGATAATAAAGCGTCATATTCTTTCCATAAAATTGTTTTAGTTTCTTCACTTTCAAATTCATTTGCAAATATTTCATCATCTAAATCTAATACTGCATTTCTTCTTTTAATTAATTCTAAAGCAGATGATACTTTTTCATCTCTTGCGTTCATAGCTCTAACTAATTTTTGGCTCCAACTTCTACCTGCATTTCCGCCCCATAAAGCCCAAGCTATTCTTCCATTACTTGGATAACCGTCTTCTCCTGGCGACCAACCTTGACCTGTTTTATCACTTTCGTGTCTTGGAAAGTATTTAGCAATATGTCTTACTTTTTCTGCACCTGCAGTTCTATTGTTTAAAATATATCTTGCTGAATTACGACCAACTGAAGTTCCACCTCTGCCAAACTCTTTTACCCACTCTAAACCTCTACGAGCTTCTTCTTTAGCACCTTGAGGAATTGTAAAATCTAAGTCGTCGTATGGTCCTTTAAAATTCTCCACTATAAGCGTTCTCTCCGAATCTATGTATCTGTTCCAATCGTGCTTGTGCTAATTCTTCCGTAGGATAGCAACCAAACAATCTATTTGTATCAGCTGAATAAACGCAATATTCGCCATTTTCCTGTCTTATTACTTTATTTTCTAAATCTTCTTCTAAACTACTTTGTTCAATAACAGGTTGATTAGTTACTTCTTGGACTGCAGTATAAGTTCCTATTTCTTCTTTTGGAACTGCTATTTTATTATTTGGTATTAAATAAACATCATCTTTATCGTCAAAGTCAAATCCTAATTCTTCTCTAGCCTCTGCTATTGTTAAAAATCCTGCATTAACTCCTACTGCTATTCTTCTATATTTTTCATCTTCATCTTGTTGTAAAGCTCTTACTTCTGAAAAATCATAAAATGCCTCTTGATATTGTTCAGTATGAAAATCTATATTTAATAACTGATGAGTTAGTTCTTGTCCTATCATACGCCACATTGGTATTAATTTATTTTCAGTAAAATACTCTCTTAATTCTTTTGCATTTGAATAAGTAGCTCTTTCTAATCCTGCACCTAATCCTGCTAATATTGCAGGAACACCTAATACTGCAGATATTCTTTCTTCAGCGTTATATCGTAAAGTTCCTATATTTAATTCACTAGGACTAAATGCCATCTTCTCAACTTCCATAGCACCACTTAAAACTAAAGGCATACCTTTATTAGCACCTGAAACTTTTTGTTGATATGTTTTAACTATTTGTTCTGCTTCTTCACTTGTAGGACCATATCCGTCTTTAGGACTAATAATTACACTTGGAACACCACTATTAGCTAATAAAGAAGTTGCTAATTGACCTGCTGATTCATCACTATAAATTTCTCTTAAAACTGATTTAACTGGACTAAAACCTCTTTTATGATTGGTTGGGTCTAATCCAAGTCTTAAATGTACAATATCTTCAGGCATAATAATTGTTAGTCCATTTTTTTGTGTTTCATATTCATAATGAGTTATTAATTGACTTTCATTTCCTTTTGGTTTAACTTGTTCAGGCATTAAAGGATAAAGTGCTACTAATTGTCCTGCTTCATTTTTTTGTTTTAATAAATAGGCATCTCCAGAAATATGGATTGCATTAATAATATATTGTTGAATAATATCTCCTGACATATAAGGATTAGGTCTTTTCATTAATATTTCAAATGGATGATTATAAATTACTTCCATATCATTATCTTGGTTATATGTTTTAACTAATAAATTAGCCTCAGAAAAAGATACTCCTAAAGTTTGAAGACAAGCGACAACTGCTGAATTAGATTGCCCATTGCCCATATTATTAACATCAAAAGCGCCTGCATTAGTATTCCAGCCCCAAATAAAACTATTCTGTCCATATATTCCTGTATCATCTCTAAAAAAGTTATAATATTTTTCTTCTTGATTAGCTCTTCCAAAAATTATGTCGCTAAGTTTTCTTCTCTCTGCCATTTTTTCTCCTTAGTGGTTTTGATAGTAAGTGAACGCGACCCTAAAAGGTCTTACTATCTCCACCACTACTAATATGCCTTATATCCAGTAGTGCCTATAGTTTCAGTTACTGCGTAAGCTAAAGCGTCCACTTGGTCGTCGTGCTCTCCAACAGGAAACTGTAACAATTCTCTTTCTAAATCAGAATACCATAAGGCATTACGATTAAAAAACACTTGTGCAGATTCCATTTTAGCACCTAAAGGTAAGGCTCTGCTAAATTTATCTCTATCAGGCGATAGTTCTTTTACAGGTAGTCCTTCTCGTCTTGCCATTTGTATCAAAGCTAATTGATAACCTGCTCTTTCAATTCCAACATAGGCAGGTTTAAAAGCATTATAAACTTTCCATAGTAAAGGTAAAATATCAGGAGCTTCTAATCTAGCTCTTTTAACATCTAAGACCAATAAGTCATTATCTTTTGTTTTACCGACTGTAACAATTGCAGTAAAGTCTGCACTTTCTTTTGTCGAGGTAGCCAAATCCACAGTCGTAATAATTTGTATTTCAT